AAAAAAAAAGGTGGAAAGAACTGTATACTCTGCTCTCCCTTAACTTTGATAACTTAATTTTTAAAAGGAGGAGTACAGAATGAAAAAAGAATTCGATGATATGGATATTAAAAATGATATGTTTGACGATAAACAGATATCATTAGATGTCGTAGCTATGGTTTCTAAAAAATATGTTAAGATGATGTTATCCGATATTATCGGACGCTTATTGCCCGAAGATTTACCCAATGCAGATGCTGATAATCCCAGTATGTATGTTATTGTTCATAAAGAAAATAATCGTCCGATTGGATTTGATGTTATACACAGAGGAACCAAACGTTTGGAATTTGTATTACAAACAAATACGGAGCCCATGGATCCAGATTTCTACGACACCCTAGAGCTTAAAGTTGCAGAAATTAGGGCAAACAATAAACCAGAAGTAGATTTAGATACTAATATGTCTGAAGAAGAACTCAAAGAACGACTAAAACATGCTCACTAAAAGTCTATGATACTATAAACTTGTTAATAAGAATTGTTGACAAGAGAAAGGAGTATTCAATTGACAGACTTTAAGAAGAACATTCAAGAGTATTCTAAAAGTATCAAAACAATTAAAGAGTTTGCTAAAGCAGTTCAGCAAGCTCCTGGTATGTATATCGGCAGCATTGGGAATAAAGGATTCATCAATTGCTGCCGAGAATTATTACAGAATGCAACTGATGAACTTCAGAAGATAGATTCACCATGTGAAGAAGTATGGGTAGAGTTCTATGAGGACAATCATCAGTTCGTAGTAACAGATAATGGACGAGGAATTCCATTTAAAGATATGCATCGCATATATGCGGAAGAACATACCTCGTCCAACTATGTAAAAACAGCAGGAAATTATTCTTCGGGTAGACATGGTGTAGGTGCTAAAGTAACCAATGCGTTATCTGAAGATTTTATAGTCTTATCCAGAATTTGTAAGCAATATAGTTCTACAGGGAAACCTATGGGGCTATCTATGAAATTCCATGAAGGAATTGCAGAAAACAAATCTGGAACTCCTTATCCCAATAAGGAAAACTTCCAAGGAACCAAAGTATCTTTTACTCCATTAGAAAGAATCATGGGAAAGATTACTGTAACTTGTGAAGAAATATTGGGTCTAATCGACATTATTCTACCTTTACTTAAAATTAACGCAATAATTAATTTCAAAGGAGTAAAGAAAGATGGGAAAGAAATCAATATCCGTAGAGTGAATAAATATGGGATTGATACTTATCTTATGAATAGTCAATTCAAGCCAATCATGGAACCCATTCATCTAAGCAATGATAATGGGACCATGAGGGCTGATATTAGTTTCACGTATGATGCCAATGGTCTTGATGAACAAGACACAGTGTATTCATTTGCGAATATGTGTCCTACACTTAGTACAGGAAGTACACATTCACAGGCTTTTGTCGATGCATTGTCGAATTATTTTAGAAACTATATGAACAAGATTTATCTTGGGAGTAAGTCTAAAGTAACTACAATTAATAGCGATATCAGAGCCGGATTGAAGGCAGTTGTATCTGTTATGCATCTGGAGCCGATATTTGCAGGGCAGGCAAAAGAACTATTATCGAACGAAGATATTAAACCATTCATCAAAGACTTGGTTGAACAAGGACTAGATGAGTGGAGTCGTTCGAATGCAAATGATTTGCAGCGTTTATGTAAATATTTCAAAGACGTTGGCAATCTGCGTTTGAAAACTAATAATGAGAAGATTCAATTAACTAAGACATCTGTATCTGTATTTACAGGTCTACCATCTAAATATCAGAAACCATCTGGTAAAAAAGGATTAGAGTTGATTCTGGTAGAAGGCGACTCAGCTATGGGGGCATGCCGAGAAGCATGTGATCCAACACGTCAAGGAATTATGCCTCTCAGAGGTAAAGTGCCAAATGCAATGACTCGTTCCAGAAAAGAATTCTTTAATAATGAGGAATGTAAGGCTATATATACACTTCTGGATTGCGGAGAAGGCAGACGATGTGATGTGTCCAAATGTAAATTTGATAAGATCATATTCCTCGGAGATGCTGACGTAGACGGGCTCCATATCAGAACATTATTACTCAAACAGTTTCTAATTTATTACAGACCTTTGATAGAAGCTGGTAGAGTGTATGCAGCAGTACCTCCATTGTTTGCTATTAAGGACAACAATGGAGATGCTAAAGAATTCTTTACAGATCGTTCAGACTTCATCAAATATGTATATACAAAGTTTGCTAAGCATAATGTCATTAAGAGTTCTACAGGACAAGTTCTTCCTACTTCTAAAGTAGTACAGCTATTGAACGATAATATCGATTATCTATTCAATATGAATGTATTATCTCAGAATTATGCGATAGAACCTAACTTATTAGAATTCTTATATGGGCTAATACTCAGCAACTTATCAATATCGGTTATTAAGAAAGAATTGAATAAACGATATAAGTATTTGCATGTTAGAGAAGAGAATCACATATTAGTTGTAGATGGATTGGCTAATGATAAAGTTCAGACAGCCGTATTCAATCAGAACATGATGAATGACTGTAATGAACGCATAGCCAGATTCATTATGCATTCAGATCCTAATGGGTATATTCTAAACGACGTCAAAGTAAGTTTGTATAAACTTATGGATGAGTTTAACAAGTATACACCAAAAGGTCTGATCCGCTTTAAAGGGTTAAGAGATCCGAGCCCTTATTGCTTTTACCACCTTACCAGTGGGGTTACATGTAAATGTAGCTAACGAGGGTCGTCCTGTTATAATTCTATAATAGGAAAGTCTCGTGGGAAGCCAGATAACTATCTGGAGCCTGTATCGACTATCTCCCAGAAGGAGAGTACGGTTGCTATTGGTATGCAACTGGAAAAGAGCAACACGATGAAGACAGTTGATAAGCGGTAGTCTGAGTGAAGAAATAGTCAGCGCCTCTAGTAATAGAGGATAAACGCGTAGGGGAAATGGACGCTCCCGAATTGGGAATATCTGCTCTACATCCAGAATTCAATAGAACTTTGATTAGATATACAACCAATGATATCATCAAAGAAATAGAAGAAATTAGGAGAATAGATTCAGATAAATCGGAGCTTCTAAAAGATATAGATTAAAGAATTAGAGATAGCCTATATAGGCTATCTCTTTTATCTTTATATTTTATTTTTAGTTATATATTATATACATGAGAAGTTATTGTATTTTCAAAAGGAGGAATTATTATGAATGCAATGGAACATCATGAGAGTGGATAATTAAGATTATCCCCTATTTACCTGGGTTATACCCAGTTTATTATATATTCAAATTTCCAAATATGCATAGTAAAACAAAGGAGTATGTGAAATGGAAAAAGAATTAATTAGTGAAAGTTTTAGTGAAGACGTAAACATCAAGGAGTCTGTATTACTTGGACTAAGAGCTCAAAGTAAGATTCCGAAGAAACCTATGGCCGATATGTCCAAGCGTATTAAAAAGGCTAAAGAAATTGTTAAGACTATGACAGAATCTGAAAAGAAGATTTATGTCACCAGAGATTACAATATTTTCAAAGTATTGGTTGGAAATCGTGCTGTATTGTCAGAACGCGTATTGAAGATCACTCGTTCTATTGTACAGCATGGATATATTACCAACCCTCTGATTGTTAATGAAAACATGGAAGTTATTGATGGTCAGGGTAGATTACAAGCATTACGAGCTCTTCATCTTCCGGTAGAATATATCATTCAGCCAGGATTGGATGTAGATGATTGCATTGCTATGAATGTCATTACGTCTAATTGGAAACCATACGATTATATTGCATCATATGCAGAGCTTGGAGATGAAAATTATATTCGTATTAAGAAGCTCTTTGATACATATTGGGATCTTGGTGCTAAGAATATTTATCAAGTATTGGGATTGTATCATAAAAGCAGATATGGTGCTACAGGCAGTATTAAGTCTGGATCGTGTACGGTTTCTGAAGAACAGTACAATTATGCTAAGAATATTCTGGAAGAAACTCATACTTATTTGCATATGACCAGATCGTCCGAATATGATAGAGGTATAAATGGTAAAGGAACTAAGACGGCATTTTTCTCTGGAATTATTTGGATTCTGATGCATGTACCAAATATCGATAAGGATCGTCTCTATAAAGTATTGAATGAAAAGCATAGCTTTATGATGCCATTCGTTAATATTGAGACATGTGTGGAGTCTATTGGAAATCTATATAACAAAGGACTTCGTAATAAGATTAATTTCTCTTTGCTTTTAGCAGAAGTAAAGAATTCCACATTGTTCAAACCTAAGGAGGAAGCAGAAGAATGATCGATTTCAATGAAGAAAAAATGAAAGAATTAAAAGAAATTGTAACGAATAGAAGTGGTATTGTATACTGCCAAAAAGGAAATATGAGTAAGTTTATCGAACGCATTATCACTCCTACTTATCTATTTTCTATATTGGAATATATGATCAGAGAGAATGTCAAAGATAGACCAGCATTAAATGCAGAAGAGAAATTTGTTGTCAATGTTATACAATCAAACTCTGTTGCTGTATCAAATAAACGGTTATCGCGTTATATTTGGCATACAGCATATTCTAAAGCATACTTAGCTGATATTGTTCCAGAATGGTATTTGAACGGACATTATCTGGATGATAATCCTATTCTGGAAAAAGCATTGGCTACTCTGAGAACCATCTTTACATCTAAAGAAACACCATCCTTTGAATCGGTATTGAAAGATATTGTTCAGGATAAGTATTCTTTAAGTGATGAGGTAGTAGATCGTACCATTATGGTGAATACTTTATATACAATTTACTACATGCTGAAGTTTATTATGCAGCAGAATGTGTATTCTACATTAAGCGATGAAACTTCACGTATTCATCATATTGCCGTTAAAATGTATTATGAATTTAGAGATTTGGATGATAAAGAATTTAATGGATTTTTTGATACCCCATGGAAAGATGCAGTAGGTGATAGAACATGAGACCATATACTAAAAGACAAAGAACAATTTTACATACCAATAAGATTGAAGGAAACTGCCATTGTGGTAGTTGTTGTAATCATCACAGAAATGTTCTTCATACTGATGATGGGCCAGCATATATTGTTAATCTGAATAATGATGTTTTCACTATCAGAAACATTTATAATCAGTGGGATGTAAAAGAACAGAGTGCAGAATTGAATGATACACTGGGTGAGAAATTATCCACATTTGAAAAGTTTCAGAAGTTGTTCGCGGATTATCTCAAAAAGAATAAGAAGATGCTTGAACAAATGATCAATAGCGGGTATGCTAAAAAGACTGGCAATCCCGTTACATCTACAATCTTTACTCGATTAGGTGCTAATAGCATATTGGCAGTATTTATTGCTGAGCTTATGAACGATATTAATCCCGAAAAGAAGCTTGAATATAAGTAACCATATAAAACAGGAGACCAAAATCTCCTGTTTTATTTTTATCTAAGGAGGTTCATATGGATGAAAATTTAGTAGAATATAAAGAGAAAGAATTAATTGCGTCTAAGCAAACACCAACAATCATACATTCTATCGTAGACAACATTCAATCAGAAGAATGTTCATCCGTCAATATAACCATAGTTCATCATAATGATATGGATGGTATATTCTCTGCTCTAATGATTAGAGAATTACTGAAAACATTTGATTCTCCAAAGATCGATATTCATTACGTGGAATATAATTATCAAGCTGGATATGATTTGGTTGATAAGATTCCGTTAGGATCTGAAGTATTCATTGTTGATCTCTCATTAACAGAATCTCAGATTAAGAATATTCTACATAGAGTTAGCAATATACTGATTATCGATCATCATATGACTTCTATTGGGATTCTTAAAGATCTCATAGATAATGATGAAGATATTATGAAACGTGGCGATTTGGCATTTTATGTCGACGTCAAAGGTTGTGGAGCTATGAATATCTACAATCTATTTAAAGATGTCCACTATAAGAATAAGAATAAAAAGATTTCTGATGTGGTCAATCCCAAGACCATTGATTTGGTGGATCAATATGATCGTTGGGATCGTAAGATCAACGACTATCATAATTGTGATTATTTGAATACCTATTGCTGGGAGTCCAGCAGTTTATTTGTAAATTCTAACATTATGGATAAACTATTATATAATAGGGATTTTTTGCAAGAAGCTTTACAAGTCGGAGAAGAACTATATGAACTACAACAACAAAAATACAAAATCAAATTTGCAGCTTTTCACAGAAAAGGCTTTTTCCATATTGATGGTCATATCTATCGTGTGTGCTATATGTTCGGTTTTGGCAATTCCGCTGCATTTGGAGAAGATCTAAATAAATACGATTTCTGTATGCTTATCAATAGACCGGATATGTATGGCCGAGTTAAGGTTAGTTTATATAGCGCTATGGATAAAATGGAAGTAAATGGATTATGTGAAAAATTAGGAGGAGGTGGGCACCCCCATGCCGCCGGATTCTCTATGAACAGCGTAGAAGAATTGTTTAAATACATTCATTAATTCATTTATGATTACAAAGAGTCATATGACTCTTTGTAATCTATTATTTTTTAGATTATATATTATAGTAATGAAAGAAGTATAATGATCAAATACTTCTCAAATTGTAGTTCAAAAGGAGGACTAACAATGATTACCCTAAAACCATTCAAGAAACAGGTGTTCCCGAACGGATTAACTCAGTCCGTTTACTCGTTCAACATGATTGTTGACGAGGAGTTTATTGGCAGATTCCAAGCATCAGTATGCTATAACGAAAAGCAGCCTGATAGAGTATCTGTCAAGATCATGACCATTCCGGCAGACGAATGGAATGATCCAATAATTCTCAATACAACTTACAAGTCGATTGGGAAATGCTGTAAAGATGTGCTTGCTAAAGTCGAAAGAATAATAAAACAAGCAATCTGTGCATTTGTAGGGGCATCTAATAGAACGCCCATACAGATCGGGGGGCATATAGTATAAGAATGGTTTAAACACTGGGACATATGCCCCAGTGTTTATTTTTTGTAATCTAAGTTTATTCTGATTATATATTATAGAAGTGGAAGAAGATATGTACCACCATATCTTCTCCAAATCTATAAAAAGGAGGACTTGGATTATGAACAACCATAATCAAGCAAGCGCTAAAGAGTATGCAAATACTCTAAGAAAAGCGCTATCTGATCTGGACAATTTCCAATTAACAGATCAGACTAAAGAATGCTATTACAAAATGAAAATAGCATTTCTCAGTAATCTTGTAAAAATACAAGATATAATGAGAGTATAGAATTGTGTGAATTTCTATACTTGAGTCTAGATATAGACTCATACAGCAACATACTCAAAAGAGAAAACTTGCCTCCAAGTGAGTTTTCTCTTTAATAATATGTATTATTTTTTGTATTTTTCGATATTTCCTATACCTAAATCTAGATAAAAAACATACTCATAATAGTTATACGATCCAGAGAGGTGCTATTATGGCAATAACATCAAAACAACGTAAAGAAGTAGAGCTCCTAATATATAAAGTTATGGATATTTTAGACCCTACTGAACAGAATAAATCCTGGTACATGAATAAATTCAAATCTATGAGCAATGATCAATTTGTCGAATTCTTTAAACAGGAGTTCCCATTGAAATTTCAAATGAGAGCATTTGAAATAGAACCTAAAATGGATCAGATCATAAAAGCATTAGATACAATCCATGTGCCATTGATGGAAAAATTATATATGCCGTTTTTATATACAGACTCTAAAGGCAGAGCTGTTAAAACCAACTACGATGCGATGGTTGTCTATGTTCCATTGAAGAAGATGAAACAGTTTTTGGCCAAGAAAAATTCTATGTCTATTAATATAGACGAACGTAATATGAAGAATGGTCGTCTGATCAGTAAAGATAAGAACGGAAATACGTCTGATAGAGAAATGGAATGCTTAGCGGTTATGGGGTTACCCAATACCATGAGAGAATTTTCTACTTATAGAGCAGATGCTATGAGAGCTAAGGATGCTTTCTATGCAACCATTTCTGAAAAGAATATGGTTTCTCTCAAAGATGTAGAAGTTTCTAAACTAGACTCTATCTCTCGCAATACATTCAACGTATATTTGATTGGAGCTGGAGTGGCTAGCAATTTAATTATGACTAATTATTATTTACCTCATACGGTAGATAAGAGAACTGGAAATAAGGTTCGTAGAGAAAGCTGATTTTAAGTTATATATTATAAATAAGAGTGCTGAATGATCAGCAAATGTATATTTTCAAAAAGGAGAAAAGAAAATGGAGTTAAGAGATTACAGAGTTTATAAGGTTATGAACAAGAAAACCAAACAGTACGTAATTGCATCAACTTCTAAGAGCAAAGAAGAATTTATTGCAAAACAACTCAGAGTAGACAATAACGCATACGGCTATTATGACAAAAATATCACTGCCGATAAGTTATCTGTTAGAGTTATCAAAACATTTAAGAATGTAGAAAGAAAAGTAGTTATTGCTTGGTGTAAAGCTTATAGAGAAAAATATATGGATGATAAGTTGCTTTTAAATAAGCCGTATATTCCTAAAAAGAAAGTTGTTGAGAAAAAGACCAAGACTATTAAGAAAACTAAAAAGACAGTTAAAAAATAATTTAACTATAGACTTATAAGTAACCCAGTTTTATATTCTATAAAGGAGGTAAATATCATGGGCGAAGACGATAAAATTTCGGTTATCACTGAAGATGGAGACCTGGGTGGTATTGTAGAAGAACTGTCTGAAAAAGACCAGAAAACATTCCAGGAAGCTAAAGAAAAAGAAGAAGAAAAGAAATACTAAGTGATATCTATACAACTATACCTTCTATACGAAGGAAACTACTAAGAATCGGAGTTATACCAGATGGTATAACTCCTTTTTCTTTTGACATATACTTTAACTATTATTCGAATTCTTAAGGAGATGCTAAGTATGTATTGTACGAAAAACTCCAAAAGAACGGGAATTGCTAAGAAGATGTAT